AATCTGCTCCTAATGTTGTGTTACCACTTGCGTCTAAAAATACTGATTTTGAGGCAGGTATTGTACAAAAAATTGTCTTTGTACCAGCACTAAAGTTAACTGCACTATCACTATTTGAACTACTTATTACCGTTGTTCTTGTTATGGTTGTAGAATCACCATTTAATGTACCTAAACCAACTTCAAACTCTGCTGATCCGGGTAATGTTACCGCATAATATGTTGTATTAGAATTACCTATTCCAGTACCAAAAGTTTCAAAACCAGTGACTGCACCAGCTAATGTAAGTGTGCCAGTACCAGTTGTAGTTGTAGTTTCTTTTACTCTATCATTTAATACTAATGCCATTATTTAAGCTCTATTGTTAAGTTACCAGCATTTATTCTAAATATATCACCACTTGATATTGCTTTACTTGCATCTAATGCACCTATAAATAATACATTACCACCAGAGCCTACAACATCTAATGAGTTACTTACATGAGTTGCTATAAAAACATGAGTAATTGTATTGTTTGTACCACCAGATGCTGGAAACTCTATGTTAGCTGCGTTAGTACAACTCTGTGTGTTTGCAGATTCTGTTGTTAATGTCCATCCAGAAGCCGCAACTTGTTGCCTTGCATAGTTAGTAAATGTTGCTTCTGTTATTGTAGGATCTCCAGATTCACCTGTTGAGTCATTAAAATTAGAGACCGCAGTGGCTAATCCCACAAAAATATTATCACCCGGTGAACTAAATGATGCTGCATTATTTTTAAAAATTAAACTTAAAACTCTATTCTCTAAAAATGTAGTTGCTGCGTTTGCTGTTGCCATATTCTGCTCCTATGTTCTCTGCGCTCTAGGTAGTCCCTCAGAATACGCATCGGTATTTTCTCTTGCCTCTCCATAATCTTTGAGTCTTGTTAATTGATCCATAAATCTTTTTTCATATTGTTGTATAAGATCAGGCTCACCTTTCATAAATAAATACGCATCTACCAACGATCCAAACAATAATGCAAATGGGGCATTAGTGCTTAACCATGTTGTACCATCATCTGCACCAGCCGTTAAACTCGTTGGTCTGTAATAATAATGCAATTCTACTGCATAGTTTGAGTTTGGGGTAGGGGCAACAATAAAGTTATTTGCATCAAACTGTGCATAGAATCTTGGTGTTGCTGTAGATGAGGATGCATCGTAGGCTTCTTGTAAAAAGTTGACATCTTTTTGTAAAAGAAATGCCTCGCTTCCAGATGTTGTTATCTGTAATGAAAATGATGCTAAATAATCTGATGGTATAGTTAAAAACTTATCGCTTGTTGTAAATGCAGATGTAACATTTTTTCTAAATATTTCTAAATCTACATTCTTAAATATTCTTTCTTCTGCTGCTTTTATAAAGTCAGGTAAATGAGTTACAAAAGACGTTTCTGAATTATCTGTGTAATCCTGTATTGCAGTTTTTAATTGCGCTAATGTAAAGCTCATTTAAGCCTCCAGTGTAACTGGGCCAACAGTAACAAACACACCGCCACCAGTTATAGATCCTGTTGTAGACGAGGCAGAAACAGTTATTGTGTAAGCATCATCTGTTGTTTTAGTTATAACATATCCTTCAGCTAATTCAAAGTTAGCTGATGTAATTCCATCAAATCCTACACAGTTTCTAAACCTAACTCTATCTGATGTAGATCTACCATGACTATTCTCTGTAACAGTTATTACAGTGCTTCCACTGTCTGCTGCCGCAGTTATAAATGGATCAATAAGCAATAATCTTTCTGTAGCAGGCTCTAATCTGTCTGGTCTTGCATCTAGCAAACTCTGCGTATCATCGATTTTAAGCCTACCCAAGAAGTTTTGTGGGTGATCTCTATCCACAACATCATAACCTACCTTCAAGCCCGTTCTAACACCGTTCTCTACCTCAAATATAAGATCTTTTATCTTATATCTAAAGCCAGTTCTGTCACAGATGCCATAAGCATATTTACCACTACTATATGCCATTATTTTTCATCCTTGCTTTTATAAAAATAATCATCACTGTCACCATATCTTGCTAGATAATCTTCGCTTTCAACCTCATATTCTACTGTACTAACTTTAAAGTCAGGCATCAAGGGCTTGTCTGGCGTTAAACTGTTATCATATATCCTCATTCTATTGTTTGGATACAAACCAAACTGTCCATTCTCAAGCTCTATTAAGTTATGAGACTTATGTTCTGCTGGTGTTTCTGCTGTACTATAGTCAACAGAATTAATATCTGAATGATAATTGTCTATTGTAGCTATGTACTTACCCTTAAACGTTCCTGAGTTTCTTGTCATTACCTCAAATGTCATAGATCCAATAAATTGTTTTTCTATTGCAACTACTCCGTAATCCATACAGTTCCAAAATTGTAGATTCGGCAACGTCAAATCTGGTTTTGGTGTTTTATCTGACCATGTAAAGGCACTTATTGGCAGCTTATCAAACATGGCCCCATATTCGGGCAAGTAAGTTTCAAAGTAAAAAGCTCTGCCCGGCATAGATTTACAAGATATCCATACACCCTTAACAAACTCTCCATGACCATCTTCATGATCTCTTAAGAATTCTTTTCTTACCCACACATGAATTGCAGGGAGATTGCAGATCAGTTGTGACAATTAGTAGCCTCTATTAAAATTCATACCTCTAGTAGCTGCGCCACCACCACGCATCTTAACAACACCGCCTTTTCTCATGTAACCCATTTTATTTCTTACAGGTTGTGGTAGCTTTCCTAATCCTTTGTTGCCCTCTGGTACAGGCTTTAATCCACCAGCCGCTCTTTTAACCATTCTCCCTCCAGTATTAAAATTTCCTGCTACGCCAATTTTTCTTTCTTTTTCTTTTGTTGTTGATCCAAAGTTCTTAGGTGACATAAAGTTTTTAGCTTTAAGACCTCTTTTCTCTAAATTTTTTCTAGTAAAATCTGCATCATAAGATGAAGAGCCTCTTATATTACTTTTACTTTTTTTCTTTACTGGCCTTGCCTTAAGAGGACCCCTTGAAGGGCCTTGCTTTGCGCTAGGCTTTAGATTTATATTATCAGTTCCACCTAAGCCAAAATCTTTTTTCTTTTTATTTTTATCTTTATCTTTATTTGATCCACTGCCTGAAAGTAAAGCTGTACCAGTTCCTATTGCAGTTGCACCTGCTATTATAGGGACTTTATTTTTTCTAACAAAGTTTTTGATTCTTGTTGATGTTTTTGGTTTTGGCCCAACTGGTTTTTTGTAAACTTTTGGGAAAGGACCTTGTTTTGGCTTTGTTACTGCTGTTGGAGTAACTTTATTTTTTTTATTATTTTTGTTTGTTTTATTTGTTTTGGTTGTTTTGTCAGGTGTAGTTTTTGAAAATTTTTTATTATCAGTAGTTTTTTTAACTTTTTTTGTTTTATCACTGCCCTTTAAAAATTTACTAACTCTTGATCCTAACTTGCCTGCTAAATTTATTCCTCTGCCAATAGGAAGCATAGTTAAAGGAGACAGAACTGTAGAATAAGTATCTGATCTTTTTTTCTTTAGCTCTTCAACAGATATACCTTGCTTCTTAGCATCTGATTTTAATCTGTCAGCACGGGCTTTAATAATATCAGATCTTTGTTGTTTTAACGTTTTATTTTTTGCTTTAGTATTTGTAGTTACTTTAAAAGGTTTTTTACCACCTAAGAAGTTGGTTTCTTCTTTTTTATCATCTTTTATTATTTTTCCGTCTTTAACTTTTGTCATAATTAAGCTCCATAAAATGTGTCGTAAGGTACAAATCTAGCAGATGCACTCTCTGTATCTTCCCCTGCTGCTAGTTCAAACTGGAATTCATATTCTTGTTTGAGGGGAGCAACTCTGTTTGCAACCTCTGGTCTTTTCATAGCTATGTAATAAGCTAATCCAGAAACCAAACAAGGCACAAATCTTGGAGGAACAAAAGATGTTGTTGTGCCATCTATACCAGATGATATGCCATCTATTCCTGCAATTCTAAAATAAGATAAAGTATATGTATCTGCACTGTCAGGCACAGGCCATAATGTAACTGTTGTTGAACCAGATAATCTTTGTATAAATATTTGTGTAGGCTTACCAGTAGAGTTCTTTGCTGATTGCTGTGCATATGTTGAAACACTAACTCTTGTTAAATTTGTGTCTGTTTGACTTGTGCCAGTGCCAGTTCTAATTTGATGCTCAACTAAATCTACCGTGTCTGTTGGTAGGGTATACGTTGCTGTACCAGATGTAAGAGCCTGTGTACCAGCCTCTATAGTCCATAGATTTAAACCTCTGTTCTGCCATTCCATAGTTAATAAATTAAAACTACGCCTTGCGTTTCTTAGATCATTACCAGTTCTTAGTTCTAATCCTGCTCTTTGATAAGCCTCTTCAAACAAATCTGGTATATCTGGGACTACTACTGCCATTTATGTGACCTTTCTATAAGCTCTCGTCTTTCTTGCAACCTTCTTGGGTTGTTTAGCCA